CGTTTCAGTTGCTAAAAGAGTACTAAGAGGTTCATAAACCCCTGCTGCTTTTAACTTTGCTTCATAACTATTGTTTAATAAACTCATTTACGTAAGTCCCTTTTAAATTGCTGGAGAAATTCTTACTTTTTTAGATGGATCTTTTTCTTGAATCTTACGAGCTACATTATTAGCATGTGATTCAGATGGAAAAGTTTTCCATTCATGACCATCAATAAAAACAGCATGAGGCACTTCATTAGTTACTGGTTTTTTATATGGTGATTTTTGATAATAAGATTTGGGTTTTGATGTTTTAGCATATGTAACATTGCCTTCATCATCCCTATAAGATCCATCAGGCATCCTAACAATCTCATGCTCTAATAGAGAATTCAATTCTATAATGTATAATTCTTCAGTTAATTCTTTATAAGTTTTCATTTAAGTAAAATCCATTTTTGTTTAATATATAAACTATTTATATAATTTTTAAATGAGAAGCATTTATTCTACATGAAATTATACGATTATAATAATCATCTGATAATAGTACTTGATGTCTAAATTGTAATTCGGATTCTTTGTATGATAATTCGCCTTTTGAATAACAGAAGCAAAGTATTTCTCTATAGAAGTTTTCTTCACCAAGAGATTTAACATCATTTTGTAGTTCTATACAAGAACCATAATAAGTTCTCCAGTCGGATTCTGGATATGATTTAACTTTCTTTTTCTTTTTTACTCCAGATTTCAGAGTAACAGTTTTTAAAGAAGTCTTAGTGAAGTGTGATAGCTTTTTGCCCAAATATTTTCTATTATTAGTTGTATTAGTTATGCAATAACAGAATCCAATACATTCTGGAAGTTCTTCTATTAGATTCCCTTCAAATATCCAAGATGACATTATAATATCCCTTTAATTTTATTGGTGAAGTTATACGGTGAAATTATTCCAAACCCAAGGAGAAAAAGTAAATTGAACTACTATATCAGAGTTATTGATATTTCCCCACAATTTCCACCCCAAATTTATACGAACACATCTATCAGGCCACCATTTCCATTGGTGAATATAATACCAATGGAAAGCAATAATTTGTCTATTTCTGGTGATATATCTACGTACTAGGCCAGATTTTCCTGGCCTAGTGTTTTGTATTGATGCATCAGTAACCACTTCAAGTTTATCTGTACTTAGAAGTTTAATACCCATAATAGATATTTGAAAGTTGTGTAGTGAATTACGCCACAACCAATGACACTGATTTATATAGCGTTGGTATGAATTAGTTTGTTTGAGATAAGGTCTCCATAGAGTCTTCCAAGGATCGTCACCATCTATACTATTATCTTCGGTATCAAACCAACTAACCCAACCTGGAAGTTTTGGATAATCACCACCAGTATTAAGTAATACTAAGAATGGTGTTAATGGATATGCAATAAAATATTTTGCGAATAAACTGAAAATAGCTAAAAACCAATACTTGATATATATCATACAACAAATTCCTTTATTTGTTTTAATTATATCAGTATTTATAACTTAACTAAATTACTATTAATGAATTATTCATCTTCTTCTATATCAGATTCATCAAAAAATTCTGGTTCTATGATTGATCCACAAATTAGACAATATTTTGGTTCATCAGCAATTAAACCCTGTTCATATTCTATAGTATATTCTGAATCACATTCTTCACATTGGATTGATAATTTCATCCTTGAATTTCCTTATTAGTTATTTATTTTTAAAATCTGTGGCGTACCAACCTTTACCTTTTAATTGAAAACCAGTATTCGTTGGTGGCAATCTTTTAATATTTATACCATCACATTTTATACATTTTTCTGGATCAGATTGATCTCTCCTAAGAGATTCCCAAACTTCCCCACATGACTCACATTTATAATCGCGAAGCGGCAAAATATATCTCCTGAATAAAAGCTCCAACTTTAAATGCTAAAGCTAGGGCTAAAAAAGCTACTAGGAAACCAAATCCTAGTAGCGGTAAAAAGCATATAAATAAAATTTTATTTAAGAGTTTCATTTAGTTTTTGTATTTTATTGATTAGAGTAGTTTCATAATCATATTCTACTCCAGATATTTCATATTCTGGATTATCAATTAATCTCTCGATAATCCCCAACTGAATATCTCTACAAGCAATTGCAGATCTTAATAATTGCAATTCTTCTTTTTGTTTATCTATAATTTTCCACAAATCAAGAGAATTTGGAATAATATCTACCATAATCCACCCAAATCCAATTCTGATATATTATTTTTAATAGACCCAACTAAATAGCTAGAAATCTCAACTTCTTGTGGTGCTGGAGCTGAATTTTTAGACGATAAGTGTTTATCTATCCAAGGAATAGGATTATCAATTTTACTATCATTAGTTAATCCTATAGATCTCATTCTTTTGTTTAGTAAATGATCTACATAATTAGATAGAATATTAGAATTCAAACCTAGCATAGAACCATCTTTAAATAAATATTCAGCCCATTCTTTTTCTTGTTCTGCAGCAGATACAAAAAGACTTTTAGCTTTATCTTTATTATCATTAATAATTTGCATAAATTCTGGATCATCTTGAGGTAACATTTTTAAAATATTTTGCACTAATGCTAAATGACAATTTCCAGTTATACAAACATTGTTGTTATATCGGGTAATAATAGTACCTTTTGGCATAGTTACACAACCAACTAAACCAGAATATTCATAATATTCTTTTTTTAAATTTTGCGTTGGAATTCTACCTATAATGTTAGGAATATCCCACCAATAAATTCTATGTATATCATTAAAATTTACACTTCTTTTGTCTATTTGTATTCCTCTTCTATGTTTAAATCCAGTAAAAGCTAAAATGGCTTGAATATTATCAATAGCAATAGAATTAGTATTTGAATAGTATAAATAATCAGCATCTTTTGGTATATGACCATCCCATTTTACCAATTCCTCCATAAATTCTCTACACCAACCAGTTTCTAAATTTTCAATATTAACCCATGAAAAATTTTTATCTATAAAAGTATTTTTTGGTAAATTTATAGTATATGTATATCCAGCTAATTTAGGTTCAAGTACCTGCGTTTCATTTTTAATCCAAGATATTTCTGGTAAATTATTTAATATATAATCTAAATTTTTAATTTTTCTTAATTTACTAAGAAAAATTCTTACTGGAATAGTTCCGCAAATTTCACCAGTATATCTATCCGAAAATGAGCCATCTGCTTGTATAGCTATAGCTAGACGTTCCATATAGGTCAATTTAAGGTTTCCATAGTTTACACCACTAACTGGCAAATAATTAAACACATTAAATTTAGATTTATTTACTGGACATTTTTTTATAGACGAAAATCTATTATTAGAATTACTTCTAGATAATATGATGTCATGATCTTCCGTGATATGTTGCAATATTTTACCAGTAGTTGATTGTATTATACGAACCATATTTCCAGAATATGCTTTATTAATAATATTATCTGGATTAGAAAAACTTATATTAAAGGTATCAAGATCTACCTGTGCTATATTATCAGAAAGTTTAATGTCTAAAATCTTAACCCATCCAGAAGTAGTTAAAACTTCTGTATCTGGATGCAAACAGTTCTCATCACGAGCAATTAACTTAACAATTTTAGCACTACCTTCAACCAAACCCCGTTCTAAAAAAGAAAATGTGCAAGCAAAAGATACATAAAATCTAAGAGCCTCTAAAGCATTAGCGGAAATTAATCCTAAATATAAATTCTCTTTATTTGGATTTTTAATTAATTCATCATATACTTTAGTTATATCTGTAGCACAATCTGTTATTTGTTTAATATTAGGCATATCATCAATAACAATTTTAGGATCTGGATAGATAGATCTAATAATATGAGTGTATGATTGAGAATGTATTGTCTCAAAAAATGCCCAAGTAGTTAAACAATTCTCTAAAATAGGATCGCTGCAATATGGCAGAAATGCTAATGTTGGAGATCTACCTTGTATTGAATCTAATAATATTTGTCTTTTTAGATTTGAGGTAAATACAAATTGTTCTATATCTGTCATCGAAGAAAAAGATCTTCTTTCTTGACTTAAATCAATCTCTTTTGGATTCCAATAAAAAGATTTCATTTTTTCATCTATTTTATCTAAAGTAGAATATCTAATAATATCATACCTAGAAATACCATGACCAGATTCGCCAAAAAAAAGCTTATCTGGGGTTACATTCATATTAAGTATAGTCATTTATTTTCTCATATTATAATTTACATGCACCACTAGAACACCCATCATCAACTTCATCTCCAGACCCATCATCAACTTGGCAGTAGTATAATGCTTTAATCCTCAATTTATAAGCTAAAAATAAATCTTCAATTAATCTACTCATTGAAATCTCTCCTTTATATGAAGTATTTGTAGAAATACTTTGGTCAATATATTTCTGAAATACAGAAACATTCTTTAAGTAATCTTTACAATCTACATCCCATAAAATTTGATATGCATGATTTAATTTAGCATATTCTGGTACTACTTGAGGAAGAACCCCATCCTTAGACCCTTTTATGGTAATTAATGATCTTGGTGGTTCAATGCCATTAGTCTCATTAGATAGAGCAGCACTTGTCTCAGCTGGCATTAAAGCCATTAATGTTGCATTTCTGATGCCATATGTTTTTAAATCTTCTCGTAATTTAACCCAATTCATAAGTTCTAGGTTAATTGGAATCTTAACCATATCTCTAGGGACAATACCATCAGAATATTTAGTTTTAATAGACAATGCTCCATATTCTTTAGCTAATTCCATAGAGGCTTCAGTCAAATAATATGCCTGTTTCTCCATTATAGATTCCGTAGTCAATAAAGAATCACCAGAACCCCATAAATTTCTACTCTTAGCTAACCAATGAGCATAACCAATGATACCTACACCTAATGGTCTATAAAGCTCTGTAGCTCGTTGTGCTGCAATATTTGGATATTCTTGATAGTCTAACAAAGAATCCAAAGCTCTAACTAATACTTGACACGAATCTTTTAATTTCAGCTCTTCTTTTTCAGTAATAATTTTAGAAAATTTACCCCAATTAATAGCAGCTAAAGTACAAAGTGGTAATAAAGAATCACCAAACCCCAATGGAGTAGATGGTAGATTTATTTCACAACATAAATTTGTCATGTAAATATTTTCATAAAATGGAGTATGAGTATTTACTAGATCTGCATTGAAGATATAAATCCTACCAGTCTCATACCGTTCTGTCATAATTTTAGAAAAGAAATCTACAGCAGATATTGACTTTTTAGTTACCTTAGTAGAAGATTCATACTTTTCATATAATTCTTCAAATAGTTCTAAATTTGGACTATAAAATGCTTCATATAAATCTGGAACTTCTTCTGGACTAAATAATGTGATATTACTACCACTAATTAATCTTTTATATAATGTTCCGTTTAAAGCTATAGCATAATCTAAAGTTCTAACTCTAGTTTCATCAGTACCTTTATTATTCTTTAATTCAATTAACCTTTCAAATTCTAAATGCCAACCAGGAAAGTTTGCCGTACAGGATGCTCCACGAACAGCACCTTGTGATACCGATTTTAATGCTGCATTAAATAATTTGGTAAAAGGAACTACACCAGTAGTAATAGTATCACCTTTTCTAATTGGTTGACCTATAGCTCTAAGTCTTCCAACATTCAAGCCTATACCAGCCTTTCTGGAGGCATAATCAATAATAGCATTAGATGTTGCATTAATAGATTCTAAAGAATCTCCACAATCCATAATAGTACATGATGAAAACTGTTTTACCGTAGTTCTCAATCCAGCCATAATAGGAGTTGGTAAAGAAATATACTGTAAAGAAATTGCATCATAAAACTTCTTAATCCATCCCATTCTAGTATCTTTAGGATATTTAGAGAACAATATCATAGGAACTAAAATATATGGAATCTGAAATGATTCATATAATTGTTTAGTTTTTCTATTTTGAACTAAATATTTTTTACGCATCTGTTCAGATCCCGCATACTTAAATAAATCATCTCTATCATGATCTATCATAGAATTCAGTTCATCTAAATCAGAATTAGAATATCCATTAAGAATATTTTTATCATATACACCACATTTAATATTTCTAGTAATAATACTTTTTAAATGTGGTGGTATAAATTCTCCATAAGCTTCTTTTCTAACAGCTAACCAAACTAATCTAGCAGCAACTTGAGCGTAATTAGGATATTCTTCTGATATTAAATCTACAGATGCTTTAATAAGCATTTCATGAATATCTTTAGTTTTAATTTTATTATTAAAATGTGGATTTGCTTGCATTTCAATTTGAGAAATAGAAACTCCTTTTATAGATGAAAAGTTATCATCACCTTCACACGCCCAAGAAACTACAGCATGTATTTTGTCTAAATTTAAATTTTCCGAATTTCCATTACGCTTAGTTACAACCATTGCAGATCCTTATTAAATATCACCAATTTTACGTTCTTCCGATTTTAAGATTTCAAACCCATCAGGGTATCTTGCAGACAATTTTTCAATATTCATCTTTAAGATTTCATCTAGTGTAGTATTTAGTGCAGTACAAGCAGTAACCAAATAATAACAAATATCCCCTAACTCACGTTTCATATGGTAAATGTTGTCTTCATTCAATGGCTTACCTTGGAATACCATCTTCTTCAAAATTTCTCCGAATTCGCCCCCCTCAGCAGATAATCCAAAACTTGCTGTTAGAAGTTCTGGAAGTTTAACATCTAATGTGTTATTTTCTAATTCAAATAGACGAGTAACCAAATCAACATAATTACTGGATGGTTTTGAGATTGTTGATTTTGTGAAATTTTGATATTGTTCGTTTAATGTTGTCATATTACTTTACCTGCGATTGAATAAAAAGTTGTGCGGTTCTTGGAAAATGTTCTTCGATTAGTTTACAAACTTGATCAGCATAAACTCTAATTTCATATTGAGCTTTACTATCTTGTCTTAATGTAAGAAATGCTAACCAATTCCTAAGATTACAAGTAACTCGCATTCTGCTATATCTACCTACAGGAACAGGAAGTCTAGCTAATTCTTTAGGAATACCTAAACTTAATCCATATTCATAGCAATATTGCGCTTGTTTATATGATTCATCTAATACACCCAACCATTCCATTGCAGATTGTTCAGTTAATTCTAATTGATTAGAACTTTGTGCTTGTTTATTAGTAGTTGCTGTATTTGCACCAGTCAGTAGTCGTTCAATTGTTGGTACATAATTTTCATCTGGCAATGGGACATATCTAGCAGACATTTCATTGTATCCCTGAGTCCTATGACGATGCCATTCACGAAAAACCATGATAGGGGCTTTAATTTCTAGAATCATACCAGCCATTTCAAATGGAGTAGAATTCCCAGATAGTACAATTTTACCATTTCTTCTTATTACTAAAATTCCTGTTCTTGTGTAGGCGCAGTAAACATACCCTCTATATTGTTCAAGTGAGGTATTTTGTGTTCCTTGGTTAATGACAGGCTCAAGCATACGTGAAAGAACACCAATTCTATATAAATAATTATCATCACATCTTATATGACAAGAACCTCCAGAATGTAATACCAATAATTGAAACCCATCAGCCACCTGTTTTGATGTTGTACAATATTCCCAAGTGCTTCGTTTTACACTACCATCAGAATTTTTAAACCCATCTAAAATAAAGTTTGCATCGACACTGTTCGTTTTCAATAGAAATTCTGGGATTTGTTTTTCTGAGTTTTTATCGTAAAATAAATTTCTAAAAATATCAGTTATTCCTTTAGCAGTAACAGTATAACTATCATTAGCTAATATACCCAATTCCCAATTAAGTTTATTACAAATATCAGTTAACCATGATATTTTTCTTTTTTTCTTTAAATGAAATATTATTTTATTTGACGATTTCCCATTAATATTTGGTTTTTCTGCATGACCATCACCTATGAAAAATCCTATTAATTTTAACAAAGAACTTCTATCATCGTGTTTTGGAAACCACAAATTTAAATTTATTTCTGGGCTTATTTTAAATTCAGAATGCTTTCTAAATCGTATCATAGAACGATTTCCTAATTTCGAGGATTCAATTAAACTCCAATTATTTGACCAATGTTGAGTTTTGGTTTCACTAAAATAATCCATAGTTTTTACTAACATTTTATGGTTCGGGGTTACTAATAAATCAACCCCTCCATGATTAACTCGATACATTTCACCATCATATTCTTGTTTAATTAAAGAATAAGGGGTTTCATAAACTAAAGAGTTTATATTATCATCCCACCCACCAAGTTTATCCTCTTTTGTAATCAAATTCCAAGGAACAAATCCATTTGAGGTTAAAACTTCACTTTGTTCATCATAACAATGATGATTATTCCATAAATAGGCTAATAGTTTTTCATCACCAGGATTTTCTTCTGTACCCCAACCATTAAAGCCTTTATCAGTTGACATTCTGGCAGCTTCAATAATACGTTCATCTGAACCCCAGGATTCAATAAATTCGCAATAACCATGATCTAAAATTTGTATTTTCATTATTTACCTTTATACATTTGTTCTAATTTAATTGATTGTTCTGATAGTATATATTCATAATTTATATATTCAAACCAAATACCATCAACCCTTAAGCATTCTATGCCCATATAAGAGAATTTAAGACTCATAGCTATCAGATTCCATCATATCCATAGCATCACCATAACCAACCCAATTATCGACACCAGCAGCCTCTAAAGCAGCTAATTTACATATTTTTTCTACTAGTTCATTATATTCTGTTAATGACATTGTTACTGTTTCATTTTCTTTATTTTTCATAATTTTCTCCAGTGTAAAAATTCTAATTTTGCTCTCAATCCAATAAATGAATTAGTCATTATTATATCAGTCAATTCCTCAGATGTCAAGCCATTTAATATCATTTCATTTATATCCTTTCCTTTAATAAATCTAGGAAATAGGCAAACAGTAAATCCAGCATTTATAAACTTTTCTATATTATTAACAATTGCAAGATTTCTTGGTTCGTTATCGCTTACCAATATTAATTTATCTTTAGAATATAGTTGTTGAGCAGCACTTAGATTTGAATCTGATGTTGCTATTGAATTTTGTAAAAACATAGAATCAAAACTTCCTTCTAATACAAAAATTGGTTTCGATATATCAATTTTATCTACACCATACAATTTATCAGAAGCTTCATTTATTTTAATAGTAATGTATCGCATAGGATCGTTTTTATCTATAGCTCTACCTTGTATTGCTTTTAGAGTACCATTTTTAGATATAAACGGGATTACTATTCTTGCTGATGTCGATGGTAATATTTTATCAGATACTGATGACACAAAAGCTCTAAAATCTTCAGCATAATATAAATCATCAAATTTAGATTCTGGGATTTTTCTATTTAAAAGATATTCTTTAGCTATATGAGTTTTTGATAAAGATTTAATTGTTGGTAGATCTAATACGCATTTTTTAACAATAGTATTAGAGTTAATTTTCTGCAGATCTTTATATAAAGATTCTGTAGATTTTATAGGTATATGAAAAGAATTCTCTTGAAAATTTTCTAGGGAATATTCTTTAGCTAGGAATGGATCTAATAGATCTATTAAAGATCTAAGTGTTGTATTCTTAGAGCAATTGTGACAAGTAAAAAAATAATTGTTCTTGCTAGAATAAACATAACCGCGAGTTTTAGTTTTGATTTTCTGAGAATCATTACAATATGGGCATCTGAAGTTATATAAATTATCAGATTTTCTTTTGAATAATTCTAATTTAGGGGATAATAATAAAAGATATTTTCTGTCTATCCAAATTGACATAACTAGGAGCCTGATAAAGTTTAATCAAACTCCTATTATATCATAAAATTTCTAAATGTAAAGTGTTATTTTATAATATGTCTAATAAATTCTAGATTATTAATGCCCCATATAATAACTGCTAATATAACACCAGCCGCATAGATTATTTTATTATATGTGTTAACTATCGAATTATTTTTTGCAATATGTTTTGATAGATTTTCTTTAACTTCCGTAACGTCTTCTGTTATAGTTTTTTCTAACATAGAAATTCTATTTGATAATAGATCTTTGGTCTTATCTAAATCCAAACATAACTCTGATATATCATCTACAGTCAATTTAACTTTAGAATCTATAATGATATTAGTTTTTTCTAATATAACATCGTGTTGATTTTGTATTTTAACCATAAACACATCCATACGTTCAATTAACGTATTTATGAAAAATATATCTTTTTTAATCAATTCAATTTCTAACTTTAACCCATCATAATCTGGCTTTTGATAATGCTCAGTCATTAACTTTCCTCTATTTTAGGTTCTTCTAGTTGTGAAAATAAATTTAAGTGTTCGTCTAAAACATTAGAATACGATTCTAATTTTGTCAGCATATTTAGACATTTTAATCTATCTACACTACTAGTATTTATAGATTCTCTCTTTTGTCCGATTTTTGATTTAGGGGTTTTATCATACTGATCAATTTTTAAATTAAATGCATATGATCTATTTAAATATTCGATTGATGATATATCATCACTTTTTCTTATATTAAATGATATCATTGAAATTACTCCGTTATAAAAAGTTGCCGTTCTGTAGCTCTTCTATTAACTAAACCTTTATCAACTTTGCCTCTAGCTTTATTCCAACGCAAAAATTGGTCAGCAGCACCAACAAAATTATTAATATTTAGCATTTTTAATAGAGTAGATGTGATAAATTGTGGAGTTCCAATATTATATATTAAACTACACAAAGCATCAAATTGATTTTGTGTTAATTGTACAGAAACATATTTAGCTATAGTGGGATATATTTCATCTTTAATAAAAATTTCTAAATATTCATACGCTTGTTCTGTTGTACAAGTATCACCCATTTTAATAGATTTTCCATCTATTTTAGTAGTACCGATACCTATTGTAACAACACCAGCAGAACATTTATATGCCGAAAGTTTTAAACCTTCAGATTTAACTATTAAAGACAATCCATTATCTGAAATGTTCATAATATTAACTCAGCTTTTGTAATTTATATATTGTACTATTACAAAGAGTAACTATATCATCTATAGCATTTTGTAATGATGTATCATCTGTAATTAATGATCTGTTTTGTAAAACCCAATCTCTCAATTCTTCAATTGCAGGTTCTCCCTCTTGCATCTGTGGAACTATAGGCGGTAGTGTAATAAATTTACCATATAAACCTATATAAGCTTCACAAAAATCATCAATCTCGTCTATAATGTCTGTATAGAAGGTGTCTAGAGCTTTGTGTTCTGAATATGAATCAGTACTTAGATGTGCAAAATGTGTTGTTGTTGCTGTTGCTCTACATCTAGCAAATAGTTCTGATGCAATATTGTTTGAAATATCATCTTTGTTATTAGAAACTGCAGGTGCTGCTTCCGGTTTTGGTTTTGGTTTTGCCGCTGCTTCATCTAATCCAATGATAAATGAAGAATATGTTTTATTTACCATAGCTGATTCCTTTGCAAATGATTTTTGTTTTTGTCCACAAGAAGGTAATGTTCTAGTTAACATTTTAGGGATTTTCCTAGCTTTCATGTTTTTAACTGAAACACCAAGAGTTTCTGGTGTAGTTCCAGCAATAGATCCACCACTTACATTATTAGTTGGTATACCACCATCTTCATTTATCATATTATAATAACCTCAATTTATTTGCAATATTCATATCTATTAATATGTCAGATGACATAATTATTTCCTTATCATTTATTTTTATTACATCTGGCATATTATCTAAATATACCAAAAAAGTTTTAATGGCTCTATAATGTTTAGTTTCTAATTTTAAAAACAACATTTTAACTACAAATATATTTGATTCAAAACAATTAAATAGTAGAATAATATGATTTAAAATTAATCTATCAGACAAAACACCATTATTTATATATTTATTAATCAATTTTTTTATAGAAAGTACTCGTTTCAAATCACCATAAAATTCTAATTCAGTATAATGTATAGACCAATATTGCTTTGCTGCAACCAACAAATAATTTTCATTGGTTAAATTGTCCATATTAGATCAATTCACCAGAAACTTTATACAACCCATTTATTAATTTATAACTCATAGAAAAAATTAATGGATGTAATTCTTCTAGTTCTCCCTTAAGTTCATCATAAACAATATGCTTATAACCAACAGTCATCTTTAGATTTCCTTTAGCAGTATCATCACAATCTATCTGAGGTAAATCTAAATTATACATAGAGAGAATTTTTCTAATTTTATTAGCTGCTTCTTCTACTGTCTGAAACTGTTGCCTTAGAATCAAATCTATATTTCTATTTAATTCATTTTTAATTTCTGGTATACTAACATCAGAACCAGTAGTATCGATTGATACTACTGCAACATATTCAGAGAAAAATTCTTTGAACGATTTCAAAGATTATACTCCAGTAAAATATGGATTTGCATTGTTACCAGTACCAATTGGAGTAGACATAGCAACCAAAACTTCTGAAGTAATACGACCAGCTCTACCACCAGTACCAACTTTTATATTAACCCAACCAGTATGAGAAATACCTCTTAGACCATATGCAGCAGTGATAGCTGAAGTATTTGCATTAGCTTTTCTAGATGCTGTAACAAGAACCGTATTAGCTATATATGCAGTAGTTCTAGCTGCGTCTATACCCTGATGAACCAACCATATTGGTTTGTTGTTTGCATAATTGCTTGTATCCGTACCTTTCCATTCTGACATTTTATTATTCCTTTAATTAATTTAAATATATATATATATATATTAGTATTTATATAAAACTATTGCTCAGTTCCATAATCAACTGTAGCTGTAGGTTTTTTAGATTTCTTTTCTTGACCAGTACCAAAAAAAGTAATTTCTTCAGATGGTTTACTTGATTTTTGTTTTACTTCTTTTATTTTTTCTAAAATATTCATAGTAAGTACAGAAACATTTTCATTAGCTGCAGCACAAGATTTATTAAGATTAGTAGATTGTTTTAATATCTTCATAGCAGTTATTCTATTTATATCCTTAGCATGTCTTGGTACAGATATAATAGTTGAGGATTCTGGATGTGAATAGTTATTATGGCTACCAGATGGTCCAGTAGATTTCCAACCATTAGAAATTAAATGTTTGTGTATAGATTTTGTATTCAAACCAGCACCAACAACTTCATCTAATTGATCATCAGAAATTATATCAACAGATTCATATTTATTAATTTTCATCCAAGCACGAAAAGCAGGAGACATTTTAATTTTATCTCTAAGTTGTTTACCAACTTCACCTTTTAATTTATATGGATCTAAATGTAATTGATCTCTATAATAGGTAACTACAGCATCATAGTTAGAAACTTCATCTAAAGATTCTTCTTCAACAATTTCTTCTTCAACAATTTCTTCAGAAACCTTTCTAATTATACGTCCAGATTTAGTTCTATAATGTAATATAGTAGAAGCATCATTATCATCTTTTGGTTTTGTCGCAGATTTGGTTGATAGTTTTTCATTATATAATCGTTTTATAATAGACAAATCCATAAAATTATCCTTAAAATTTTGGGTGTTTAAATTTGTTTGCATAATTATTAAAAAACGGACTAGTATTATGCGGTTGATTATTTGGTGTATGAGAATGATCTACAGGTGTTGTATGAACAACTGGTGGAATAGCAATAGGTTTTATAGTTTTTGGTTTAAATGGTTTAGCTATTACTGAATTTTTAACTTTATTTAAACTATCTATAAATTGGTTTGTATGTTGTTGTGCTGTAATTTCTGCAGATCCAACATCTTTGGTTGTATCAGCACCCGTTAATTTAGCCTTTTCTCTCTGGTCTTTCTCATGTGCTTTTCTAGTATTTGGATTTGTATCTTTACCAAACCTATGAATACCTTGTGTAAATTTAAAATGTGCCGTTATTGGATCGATTATATTAGATGCCATTTGGAATTACCCTTTTCTTAAATAATATCTTCTTAGTTTTGTTTAATGTGGTTTGTCTATCTATTTTATCATTTTGTTGTTGGGAAGAACCAAATAAGTTTGTTTCAAATGATGGTTCATCTACGGATTCAACACCAGTAAAAGTAATAGTTCCTACCATACCATCTTCAGATTGAGCTGGTACATATTTAGGCGCAATCGTTGATAGTTTAGATTTTAGTTTAGATTTTATTTTTGGCTTTACAATATCACTTAGATTTAAAGTAGATTCAAATTTTAAATCTGATAATATATCAGAAACGAAATTTCTTGATTCATATAATTCTAATGATTTTGAATTATTTACAATTATATTTGAATTAAACTCAGAAAGGATAGAACGTTTATTAGAATTACCAATAGATATCCTATTTAGAGATTCTCTTAAATTATTTCTATTTTGTAATCTATCGTATGAGGTAGATAAATCTGCTTCTACTAATATTAAATGTAAACTGTAACCGATAGATTCTAATATATGTTTAGTTACCATAAAACTTAAATCAAAAGTATTAGCAGTAACTATTATAGATTCAGTATTTAATAGAGCGTTACGTTTATCTGATTTGGCTCTAACGAAAGAATCATTATTAGATAACATTTCATCTATCTGCACAGAAGTAAATTCGATTATATTATAATTAGATGTTATATCTCTAATTACTACGTCTTTACCAGAACCAGGAGAACCCAATATAAAAAGTGCTTGATTATTTTGCATATTAAATCCAAGTGTCTCCGACTTTTTTAGAACCATTGGCTACTTTTGATGGTTCATGAACAGAACCATATTTTGCAATGAAACCATCTCTGCTTTGTTTAGTTTTACCAACAAAAGAAACTTTTCCTGATGGTTTATGAATAGCTACATATTCTCGATCTTCATTTAAAATATCGGTAACTGCAGCTATCATAGATTGTGATATTGTTGAACTTGAGAACATACCTAATACCTAATATGAAATGGTTATATTAAGTATTTATATGTTCTCAATTTTAGTTATTATACATATTAAGTAATTTTGGATTTATGAATATTTTTCCGTTTTTAGCTTTTATATTTCGGCAAAATTCTAAAATATCAGATTCTTCAAAATTAGTGATTTCATTATAACCTTTATATCTACAACCCCTTGCGATAGATGATTTATAAATTGATAACCCACCATGAGCAGAATCAACTTCAATTAACTCAGAATCCTTTGGTACTTTTATGAATTTAGAATTTATTAAAAATTCTTTAGCATCTTCATATGATGGATAATTTTGATGTGTGGTTGCTAATTCATACCAACAATCATAATTCAACCAACCATCTTTCCTAAGAGTCCACAAATCATAATAGGTATTTTGATTTGCCGTCATACCATCCCAAGAATTTAAATCATAAGAAAAACAACTCTCAATACCAGATAAATAAATAGGTTCTGCGTTTACATCATCAACACATAATTGAATGTAGTATTCATGGCTATCTAGTAAATTATTATCCTCACAATATTGAATACCAACATTTCTTGCTACACCAATTCGTTGAGTTCTAGATTGTATTCTGGGTTCAAGATTTCCTAAAGTTATTACATGGATATTTTTATTTGTTAAGCTATATTCATTTAAAATATCTAAACTATTATCAACAGAATCACTTTCTACAAACACACAAGAATATGATTTAAATAATCCTCCAATACGTTCGATATTTAAAAAGACTTTATCGAGAAATTTACTACAATTTCTTACAGGACCAACAAATACAACATTTAATTTTTTCATTTTTTCTCTAATACTATTCAATTTATTACTCCAATATAGTTAAAATATGATCTAAAACTTCAAGACGTTTTTTATTCACAAACTGATTGTTTCCTATATATAATCCTCTATCAGAAAGAACATCTACATTATTATATTTTTTATTTGAGGTTATTTCATAACCATCTAAAAATGGATGATCCAACAAATTTCCTGATATTATAGGTCTATATTCGATGTTATATTTTAATAACAATTCCTTCAATTTAGGTAAAAGATAATGAGTTTTACATATAATAGGAAAACAAAAACTAGCACTCGTTACATAACGTTTAATTTGATATATTTTATTCGAATGTTTCTCTGTTAATTCTGAAAACTGAGTATGATTAATATTTCTAATTTTAATAAATGAATTTAATTTTTTAATTTGTGATGAAGCCAACATAGCACAAATTTCGTGATTTCTAAAATTATAACCATCCGTGATGAATAAAAATTGTTTATCTATATGGTTATATTTTTTAGCATAATCATCAAAATACATAGATTCTCTAGCTAATCCATGACTACGTTTCATTTTCATCAAATCATATAATTTAGTATTATTAGTGGTGATAAATCCACCTTCAATGGATGAAATAGTATGACCAAAATAAGAACTAAATGTGCAACCAAGAGAATCCGATCCTACATATTTTAAATCATCGGTTTTTGCACCCATAGATTCACATGCATCTTCAATAATAATAGCATTGGGGAAATAAGCTTTTAATAATTTAGTATCTGAATAAAATCCTAATAGATGTGTTACAAAAATAACTTTTATATCAAAATATTTCTGAGAGATAAAATCTAAATCAATTTCATTAAAACTGAAATTATCAAAATTTATATCACAAAATACTGGAATTAAACCCAATTGTATAATAGGAGAAATATTTGTCATCCAAGTACAAGATGATACCAAAACTTTATCACCACGTTTTAATCCATATTGTTCTATTACAGAAGCTAATAATAAAAAGTTTGCAGTACTACCTGAAGATACAAACAACGCATGTTTAGCACCAATCCACTCAGCCCATTCTTGTTCTACTTCTTTAACTTTATCTCCCATAGTAAATCTATCAGAAAATAATATAAATTTCACTAAATCAAATCTATCTTTTAATGTAATAGAATTTTCCATTAATTTCCAACTCATTTTGTAAATCCTATATTGTTCTTATACCAATTTATAGTTAGATCTAACCCCTCATCTAAATTATATTTAGGTCTCCACCCCAATGAATATAATTTGTCATTACAAACTTTTCTGCGAGGGGTTCCATTTGGTTTTGTTGTATCCCAAAGAATTTCACCACTAAATCCAATTTTTTCTTTTATTTTTTCAGCTAAATCTTTTATAGTAATTTCATTATCAATACCTATATTTAAAATTTCTTCTGAATCATAAGTATTCATTAAAAAAATACAAGCATCTGCAAGATCATCAGAATATAAAAATTCTCTAGTTGGAGATCCATCACCCCAACACGACACATTAGAATCGCCAGATTCTTTTGCTAATAAAAACTTATTAATGAGTCCAGGTATAACATGACCATGTTCTATATTAAATCTATCACCAATTCCATATAAATTAGTTGGCATTAAACTTATACAATTAAACCCATATTGCTGCTTGTATTTTTGACACATTAACGCACCAGCAATTTTAGCTATTGCATAACCATCATTAGTTTCTTCTAATTTAGAAGTCATTAAATATTCTTCTTTAATAGGCTGTTCTGTGATTTTTGGATAAATACAATTATGTACTATAACATCATTAACTGTATATGAATGATCATCTAAAATAGTTAAATCATAAACAGTCTTAGATTCAATAATTTCTTCAGTCGAAACAATTTTAGAAAAGAAATAATTTTTATCCTCTAATATTTTACTATTAGTTTTATCATTAACTATATTATAATCATATATATCATTTAAAAATTTTATGGCATATTTCCCATTTATCCTTAAAGAATATTGATTTTTTTGATTTACAGTTCTACCTTCTATTATAGCAGTATTTGCTTTTTTTATAAAATTAATAGATGAGAAAATGCCTAATTGAAATAAAATTCGTCTTAGTCCATATATTAAATCTTTTGATGTACTTGCTGCAATACAGGTATATTGTTCAATACGATTTTTTCTCTTATGAATACAACCATCACCATCCCAATACCCTTTTATTATTTCTATCAAAGAACTTTTTGATAAATTAAAAATATATTCTGGTATAATTTTTGTATGTGCTCTCTTTATATCTTTATCTGAATAAAAATCTAGAAAAAATTCACATAATATTTTCGAATTGACACCTAAATATACAGAAGTCCTCTTATTATATTTTATATACGAATCACATACAGTATTTAATGCGGTTTCTATATTATTAATAAATAAAGGATCAAATCCGGGAGAAAACGATAAAGAATGTCTACTACCTCTCTTATTAGTGTTTTTATATACTACCCAACCCTCTGCTAAAAATACACCAATAAGATATGAAATTGAATACGGTTCTTCAGAATTAAAATTAACATTTTTTAATTTCATCATTCTAGGAAGACTACCTTTGTTCCATCTATGTTCTTCAGGATTTGATGGTAATATAGTTTTATCTAAAAAATTTTTACATTGTATATATTTAGAAATATCATCTGAATTTTTAAATATAGCAATCTCTTTAATATTAGATGTATTATAATGTTTTGGTATGCATATATAATCTTCTCTAGTAAGATCTTTTGCTTCAACCCAAATACCACTATATGTCAAAAATTCATGATCGGGTGTACATTCAATAACTTCATTTCCAACACTTTTAATCTTAATTAATTTATTTGAATTTTTTGAATATACATTATACACTTCTTTAAATGTATTAGTATGGGTTAAAATATAATCACCTATATTAACATCTTCTATATTCTTATATCCAGATTTAGTAAATACAACTTGACCTGCAGTAAAACAAGCAGAGCCTAAGAATAATAATTTTGTAACTTTATGATCAAATGAACTTTTTATAATATTAGTTTGTATTTGTAAATTTTCAGTGATAAAATCGGCAGCATATAATTTATTAAAATTAATCCCACCAACCTTTGCGGCTGCAAGAAAAACATATTCTGGTTTCTCGTCTCCAAAAAACTTATTAACTAATGCTTGATTAGTTAAATCTAATTCTGTTCTAGTTTTTAAAATTAGATTATCATAGCCCTGCAACCTTAATTCTCTAACAATAGCTGAACCAACTAATCCAGTATGACCAGCTACATAGATCTTGTCATTTTTATTCATAATCACCCTTTTAAAAAATAATCTTTATGTTTCTCAATTATATATCTTTTATTTCCATTATAGTCTAGATTATCATTATGTAATGATTCCTTCCCAGAACGCATAGTTCCCCAATCAACTAGACTTGTATATTTCACAATAAAAACACCATTAATATAACCTAACTTGTTCATTCTAATACTGAATTCGTGACAATCATACCCACAAGGCATTAGATTAACATCAAAGAATCCAACTTCATCATACCGCTTCCATTGAGTACATGTAGGACTTCTAACTGCAATTTCTGATTGATTGAAAGTTAAGTGTTTAATTGATGTATGAAAACCCCAATTTAATTGATCCCAATGTCCAAACTCAGATTCAATAAAATTAGATTCAACCATAGTACCATTAAATATATTAACACTACAACCAAATCTCATACTAATATATCCAAGATTATCGTGATTAGAAAACAGATCATTAAATAAAATATCAATATCAGGCTCCATCAAAATAACATCATCCTGAACCATAAATATTAAATCATTTGGCTCTGGATTCAAATATGTTTTGATATACCCAAGTCCTCTATTCAGACATGCTATTTCATGAACATCATCCATATACAACATATGAAGATGTTCAGGATGTTCTAATGTATCTTTAAATTCTAAAATTATATTTTCTGTATTATCAATACACCCATCCAGAATACAAATTATAATTGGTGGATGTATTTTATTACTGTGTGAAGATTTTATACCATTAAGTACATCTAATATCAAGGTTTCTTTATTGTATACTGGTAATATATAATACGATTTATTCATGATAATAATTCTTTTAATTGTTTATAATGTTTTCTACAACCATCATCTAATGAAGTTTTAGGATTCCAACCACTAACAGATTGAAATCTTGTTATATCCAAAACTACTCTTTCAATATCCATATTTCTAGATGGACAAAATTTAATATCTAAAGATTTGCCAACGATATTCTCTATTACTCGTATAGCTTCTATAATACTATAACCAATACCACTTCCAATATTATATGTACCAAATATATTTTTCTCTATACCAAGTTCTATAGCATCAATTAGATCATCTATATAGATATAATCTCGGACTATAGTACCATCACCCCAAATCTCTATAGATTCATTAGAAAGAATCTTGCTGAAGATTGTAGAAATAATACCATGTATACCAATTTTAGCATTCAAATTGCCATATGGATTTGAAATCCTTAATATCAAGTAATCAATACCATATAATCGGTTATATAGTCTTAAATAAGATTCTATAGCTATTTTAACTATACCATAAGAAGATATAGGATGTAGACTATTATCCTCTTTTATCTTATCAGTAAATGAAGTTCCATAAATTGCTCCTCCAGATGATGCATATATTATTTTAGGTATTGAATATGTTCTCATTAAATCTAATAATTTTATGTTATTTATTAGATTGCTCTCAATATCATAAATTTTATCTGCATTAGAATTTGATGGTTGTGTAGTTGTAATCAAATTGATTACTAAATCTACATCATCAAACATTTTAGGAATATTTCTTATATTAGAGAAATCTGAAAAAAAATATTCTATATTATTAAATGTTTTAATATTTTTTGAAATACCATTATGTAATAAAACTTTAATGTTATGTTTACTATTAGATAGTCGTTCTACTAAATTAGAACCAATAAAACCAGACCCACCCAATATTAATATATTCATATATGTTCAACCAACAAACCTTCATCAAATTTAAATTTTTCAGATTGTGAATCTATATCAAAAGTATTAATTGGTGATAATGAATCTGGATAGATTGGCATATCATTTTCATAATACCCATTTCCACAGAAAGAATATTTATTCTTTAACAACTTCCTAGATTCTCCAAACCAACCCTCATACATAGAATGTAGCATCATATCATCTTTAACTTGAGGATATATAACATCACGCAAAAATATTTGATCACTCAAGTAATACTTATGCTCATTCATAAAATAAGTCATAGTATCTAAAGTTTCTTGGTTGAATTTTCCTTTATATGCATATGCACATCCAATAATAGGGAATTCATAATGGGCTTCATGATCTTTGAATGTATGAAATTTCTTATCGGATTCTAACCATTCAGCAATACACATTTGTTCTCTGATAGTGATTCTACTGTCAGGATCTCTAACCATAACAATATTATCCTCACTTTCATATAATGGAAAGAATCTCCAATAAAACCCCCATGTATCATCATTTACTTGAATTAATTCACAATCGTCTTTAATATCATCAAATTTATGAATATCATCTGTGTATACCCTAGACGTCCATTCTGGATAATATTTTTTAGCAAGAGCTACTTGTTTTTTTGTCCCTATGATGTATCTAGGATTATCACCCCAGATACTCATTGATATAATTTTATTTGCCATAATTTATGATAACCAAGAGGTTTTAAATAATTCTAATTGTTTAGTTAAAGTATCGCTATCCTCATTAGAATAGAACTCTTTAGCTTCAGGTATGTATTGAACATAATCTTCTCTGATAAATATACAATTTCCAGTATGAATTAATAATACATAACCTTTTTCTTTAGCTAAAGTTACAGCAGTATTAAAATTTACGCCACGTTGCATCAACATAGCTTCTGATAATTCTTCTTCAGAAAATAAAATTGCAGGATTAATGCTACTATTAATTTCAAAAATAATA